ATGCCGATGATTTCCTTGCCATGTTCAGTTTTACTTACCTTGTCCAATTCATCAATAAATATAATTGGATTCATACACTTGTTTTTAATCAAAATGTCCGTAAACTTGCCCCATTCAGAACCGACATATGTATAATTGTGTCCATTCAATGTGCTTCCATTGTCTTGTCCTCCAATCGCAATAAAAGAAAATGGCCTGGTTTCTCCATTTTCATCGACTAAACACTTGGCAAGTCCTTTTTTCGCGAACGTTGTTTTACCAGTACCAGGTGGTCCTTCAAACCCAAAACAATAACCGCCCTGCTCTCCATTTATCCATTGGGCAATAATGCGTTCGATTTGAGTTTTCGCTTTATCGTGTCCATGAACGGCATCATTCAATGTAGAATTAACTGTATTCATATATCGGTTAATCTCCTGCCACTTTTTTTCAATAGTAGTAATATCTTCTAGTATTGACTCAGTCATCGAAATGTTTGATATATTTTTTAAAACGGACAATTGTTCAACTACAATATGATTATCTTTAAATGTCTCAATAAATGTTTTAATCTCCTCTTTCATAAATTCCATTTTTTTCCCAGAATGAGCCAATTTATGTACTTTCATTTTGTTTTTCTTGATGAGGTTGTTAATATTACATATGTTTACAATCAAATCATTTCGTTTGTCTGGTGTATAAATGAGTGTTAATGTATCAGCAAAGTTGTTATTTGTGCTGTCAATATATGTTTTTTTAATTTGTTCGCATATGTTTTTGATTTGGATATTTGTAATTTTATTAATGTCAGCATGTATAGTAAAACTGGAGTCCATTTTAGATACCTTTTCCAATAATTTTTTAAAGACGCCTTTTATGCTATCCATGACAGTCAAAATCCATTCTTGTTTGTAAATACCAAATGGAATTTTTAGCAATCCATCCAAATAGCTTCTCGCTTTTGAGCCGGTATCATCGGTTTTGGATTTCACTTCTTTCAACTTATTCATTGCCTTTTCTTTAACCGAATCAGGCGCCTTCATCAAGCATATTTGCTGTTCAAGAGGAATCTTGCTATTATCAAAATTGGACAAAGTATTTGTATACGTAATCGTTTGTTTCATCGCCTCTTTAAAAAAACTCTTGATTTTCCATGGTAAGCTATCAAACAATAATGTTTGTTCGCTAGTATCGATATTACCGTTGTTATCATTTGATAATAAATCATACAATAAATAGGCCAAATACTGATACTCGTGTTCATCTGATTTCAATAACAATTGAATCAATGTATTTCGTTGTCCATATAAGTCGCTATTCATAAATTCCTTTACGACTTGAGACACCGGTTTTTGTTTGATAAGGACAATTTGACTAATATATCCTTGGTATTTTTTGATTAATTCGTCCGTCGAATATACGAGTAATTCCTTCAATGTAATAGAATGAATAAACCTTTGGAACGTGTTAACCTCGTAATTTGTATGAGATGTCGATTCTTTAATTAACGATTCTAATTTAGAATTCAAGTAATCATTGTCTATACAAGTGATTAACAAGTCGTCTACTAAACCAGAGACAACTATAGTTTTTTTTTCCGTTTGATTATGAAAGGCTACTTTGATTCCATATACCTTTGCTTGAAAAGTATCATTTGTTCTACATAAATCGAAACAATCCAAGTTGGCAGATTTATCGATAATGACGGCATCATCTACTATTTTATTCTTTTCAATGAAATTATTTGCGAGAGAAGGGCGGTCTGTTTTCCAAGGCATAATTTTAAAATGGATTGGATGGAAATGTTTTTCCAACATGGCATACTTATTTCTATCCCATTGAACGGTAGATAAATAATCGTCTCCAAAGGCAACATTTAATAAATCATGTATGTTTTCCGTTCCATATAACTTAAAAGCATTGTTTAGGTCAGACCTAATTATCTGTAAGTTTGTTTTAATTTTAGAATAATTGGTTTTATTTTTTAGCAAAAGCCGATTGTTTGATAATTCGAGGTAGATTTTTTCTAAGATTTGTGTAGACTGGTTTAATTCGTTTGCTCCAAGGATATCCAAATGCTTGTATTTTTGAATAGATAACAAAGTGATTTGGACTAAATTATGGAAATACTGAATTTGGTCGTCTAGCAAAGCCTTTTCATCGTCATTTGGCGATATTCCCGAATTACCTGCTTCGTCACCGGTATTTTGAGGAATAACAATATTTTTCATTAATATATTTATCGATTTTAAATTATTCATTTAAATTAATTGATGTTTTTATCGATTTTACCTAAATATATCGCTAAACTTAATGATTTTCAAAGTGGTTTAAAAAAACAGTATTATAGTATGTAATGGGCATACCAGCTTACTTCTCATACATTATAAAGAATTATCCAAATATAGTAAAGAAGTTTCAAAATAATTTCATAGTAAATCAGTTGTATTTGGATAGTAATTCGGTAATATATGACTCGATGCGGGAAATAGAATATAGTGGGAACAATGATGATTTCGAACGAAAACTAATTAATGCTGTATGTAAAAAGATTGAAACTTATATACAGCAAATTTCGCCAACACATCTGGTGTATATAGCATTTGATGGCGTAGCGCCCGTGGCGAAATTAAATCAACAGAAAAATAGAAGATATAAGTCATGGTTTATGGGACAATATGATCCCGCCGACAAGCCAATGTGGGATAGCACTGCGATTACGCCCGGGACCGATTTTATGAATAAGTTAAATCTTCAAGTGCGTTATCATTTTCGCAAACCATTGATTTTTAATGTGAATCAAGTTATCATTAGTGGGAGCGATTTTCCGGGAGAGGGTGAGCATAAAATTTTTGACCATATTCGCGAACATACAGAGGACGTGAAGAATATGAAAAGTGTTATTTATGGTCTGGATGCGGATTTAATTATGCTCACGATAAACAATCTTCAATATTGTGAAAATATGTATTTATTTCGTGAAACGCCGGCTTTTATAAAAAGCATTGACAATTCGCTAGATCCAAATTACATGTATGTAATAGACATACCTGAATTTAAAAACCAATTGGTATTCTACTTGAATAATGATGTGTCTCCGACAACGGATGTAGAAAGGAATCGCGTGTTTGACTACATATTTTTATGCTTCATGTTAGGAAACGATTTTTTACCCCATTTTCCGGCGCTTAATTTGCGAACTGGTGGAATGGACATTTTGATGGAAACATATCGAAATGTATTGGGAACAAGTAAGAAAAACATTATTGTTGATGGAAAAATAGTGTGGAAGAACTTTCGACTATTAATCAAGGAATTATCTGAGCACGAGGAATCGTATATTCAAGCAGATTATGCTAAGCGGAACAAACAAGAAAAGCGACCACCTCATTTTGATGAAAATGCGAGTCGATTCGACAAAGAGATGCTTCATGCTCCATCAAAAGAACGAGAAGTGGAAAAATATATTAATCCGAATGACAAGTTTTGGGAATCGCGGTATTATGACATGTTGTTTGATGTAGACATTGACGATGAATGGAGGAAGAAGATTAGTTTGAATTATTTGGAAGGATTGGAGTGGACATGGAAGTATTATAGCGTTGGGTGTGTAGATTGGAGATGGTCATACAAGCATCACTACCCGCCTTTGTTGAAGGATTTACTGAAATACGTGCCTTATTTTGATACAGAATTAATAGAACAACAGCCATCTAATCCAGTATCTGACAAGGTTCAGCTTAGTTATGTATTGCCCAAGAAGAGTTTATATTTATTACCCAAAAAAATAGAAAACAAGTTGCTACAACAATGTGGTGAAATATATGGGACGGATTATGAATATAAATGGGCCTACTGTAAATATTTTTGGGAATGTCACGTGGATTTTCCTGAGATAAATCTTGGCGAACTAGAAAAGATAGTAAATGAATAAGTAATAAGTAATAAGTAATCGTTTGAAAGAACAGGTGTTATTCCAAACCAACGACCCTTTAGCCGTCGGCAGACACGACAGACAATATATTCTATACTAGCCATCGGCAGACAAATAAAAATATCGTGTAATTGTATACATTCTGAAAATATGAAAGAAAAGATAGAGCCAACTGATAAAAAGCTATATGATAAGATAAAACAAGCAATTTACAAAGAGCAACCACAACATAGTGCTTATAGAAGTGGCAAAGTGGTAAAAGAATATAAAAAACGATTTACCGCGAAATATGGAAACCGTAAAAATCCGTATACATAAAGGGAATAAAACACGAAAACGCGGTTTAGCAAGATGGTTTGATGAAAAATGGACGAATCAGAGAGGCGAGGTAGGGTATAAAAATAAGAGTGATGTGTACAGACCATCTATTCGAATAAATAAAGGCACTCCTACAACATTTGACGAATTAACGCCTACACAAATCAGAAGAGCACGACGTGAAAAATATAGAAAGGAACATGTTTCCAGATTTTTACAGAAATGAATATTACTAGATGTCGGTTGATTGTAGATGTTTACAAACATTCATATATTTGTTCATAATCTAAATTGACTGTGGGTTGTTTGTCTGCTGGTTGTTTGTCTAGAACCCGACATGCGAATTCCGCAGTAAATATAATGAACTTGACTACTTGTTGGATAAATAATCAAACGAGACCAGAAGAGTTTAGTAGGGCATCGTCTTTCACTTGTTTTGCCGAAGGCAAAGAAACAAGAAAAAGTAAGACAATCGTTGTTAAAGCCGAAG